GATCCGCAAGATACGAAATGCGATCGAGAACACGTAGTCCCGCATCTAGATAGACGACTTTGTCCCATTGCATAAAAAAAGAATCAAATACATAGAATTTATCCCACTGGGTCAACTTTGCAAATTCGCGATTATCACAGGTAGGGCGAATGGGATGATGATGGTATTGTTGTAGTAATCGATCTGTATTAACATGATCTACGTATTTTTGCGTAATTTTATAGTAATCGAGGAAATTTTGGGGTGCACGAAATCCAACGGTAATCAACACGAGATCACCCGTCCATTCTCCACGTGATCGAATATCATAAATTGTTCTCTTTGCCTTGCTAAAATAAGCTTCATCGGTTAGTGTTACCACAACGGTTTTCATGTACTATATATTAACCGCCTATGTTTAAGCTTTCTTCAAATATAGAGCATCACCCCAGCCATGTTCTGTCATACAAGTCAATATGCGTTCAAATCCATGTGTTTCAAGAAATGCATCCAGCTCAGGCAGAAGAGCACATCCTTGATATAGCTCTTTCTCATTGACTTCCAAGTAAAGCGCCTTTGCATACTGAATCGCATGAGAAGCACCCTTGAGCGCCATGAGCTCTGCACCTTGAATATCAAAATTCCAAAAGGTATAAAGAGACGGATCAATGCCCTCCTTTGTAAAAAATGTATCAATTGTTGTTGTTTTCTGTTTAATTTCCTGCACATAGGTTACCCACGGATGCTCTTGTGAATGTGTTCCAAATTCCAATACGCTCGAACTCTGGCCATTGTTTGCCACATGAAATGTTACTTCTTGATCATCCTGATCCGTAACAACGGCATGATATACATTGGGGATTCCACGTGATATGGCTTGTTCCACCTTATCTTTCATTGCATCCATCCAAATCACATTAGGAACTTGAAGTTTCTGATAGAAGGGAATCTCTTCGCACTCATGCGCGCCAATATGTAAAGCACCTGTAAAAGTAAGATCGGTTACTGCACGAATTTCATCGAAAGTAATCAACATATTTCTACTATAATGGATCTACCAGGTCTTTATACTAAAATATATAAAATTGATGAAACCATCTATTTGATAAAGGATAGTATACATCATGTCATCTTTCTTGATCCAACCCGATCTTTCCACGACCCCCGTTTTGCCTGCGCATCCGTATTCTTTTCCGCTGGATCTCTTTCAACAATATGCGATTGCGGCCATTGCAAAAGATGAAAATGTATTAGTTTGTGCAAAAACAGGTTCAGGAAAGACTTTGGTAGGAGAATACCAAATTTATCATTCTCTGAAAAAGGGAAAGCGTGTCTTTTATACGACGCCGATCAAATCTCTTTCCAACCAAAAATTCCATGACCTGACACACCAGTTCAAAGAAGCGCGCGTGGGAATCATGACAGGTGATATTAAGTTCTGCCCTGATGCCCAAATTGTAATCATGACAACGGAAATTCTCCGAAACTTGCTCTATAAAAAGGGAACCCTCACGGAGAGCCTTGGATTAACAGCCTCTATCTCCATGGACGATGTAGATGCAATCATCTTTGATGAGTGTCACTACATCAATGACAAGGATCGCGGCAAGATCTGGGAAGAGACCATGATCTTACTTCCACCCTCCATCAACATGGTCATGCTCTCTGCGACTCTGGATCATCCTGAGTACTTGGCTAATTGGCTAGGCGAACTAAAGCAGAAACCGATCCACTTGATTGAGACGCAATATCGCATTGTTCCCTTGACGCACTATGTTCTTCAGCAGGAAAAGTTAATCCCGATTATGGATGCATCTGAAGTCTACTATGAACAGGCGTACAAGAACTGGTTACATTCCAAGGAGCGCAAAGAGAAAGATCAGGAGTCCTTTCAGCGTCATGTCAAAGAGGCAAAGGGTAATGGAGCTAAAGGTGGTATGGAAGGAAAAGTCCACGTGTCACACTTTGTCCATCAACTAAATGAGACCATTACCATCTTAGAAAAGAAGGAACTACTGCCATCTCTCTTCTTCGTTCTGAGTCGAAAGCAGTGTGAGAGCTATGCATCAAAGGTGGAGCATACTTTGTTGGACACCTCGGATGTGGCGGCGGTCAAACATATCATCTCATTTCATCTTCATCGCCACATGAAAGATCTGGAGACCATTCCACAATATCATCAGATCTATAATCTTCTGTGCCGAGGAATCGCCTTTCATCATAGTGGGCTGCTTCCCTTGTTAAAGGAGATTGTCGAGATTCTCTTCTCAAAGGGCTATGTGAAGATGATGTTTTGCACGGAAACCTTTGCGGTGGGTCTGAATATGCCGACAAAGACGGTTCTCTTTGCGGGCTTCAAGAAATATGATGATGCGACAGGTGCCATGAGAATGTTGCGCAATGATGAGTATCTTCAGATGGCGGGACGTGCGGGTCGTCGTGGCAAGGATGACAAGGGTGTAGTGATTTATCTTCCTGATCGCGAACCGGCTACCCCTGAAGAGATGTTTAAGATGATGAAAGGTGCCAGGCCGCCAATTGAGAGTCGTATGGATTTTCACTATGACTTTGTTTTGAAAACGTTACAGGCTTCAAAGACTCCTTTGAAGTGGCTTGAAATTATGAAACATAGTTATTGGTATAAGCAGCAAGAAGAGCATATTCAGAAGCGTTTAGAGGATCTAGATAAATTAAAGAAAACACTGTGCGAGATCAAAGTAGAAGAACCATATCTGTCTGGTTGTGAAAAGCGTCTTGAATTGGAACAGAAGATGAAAGCCGCAGTCAATGCGGAGAAAAAACAAGTTCAACGAGAACTAGATGGCATCAAGAATAAGCAACTCGGTCCCAAATGGAATAAAGCCTTAGCGGATTATCATACCTATCAGAAAATGAAAGGAGACTTGGAATGGATAGAGAACGAGATCAAAGAGATGTCTGAATATTATAACATCGACGATGTTGTGCACTTTCTGCATCACATGGGATACATTCGTCATACCGATTCTATGACCCTTACACAAGATGATCTTGGACTAAAAGGTGTCTTGGCGACGGAAGTTAACGAGGGACATCCGATTTTGATGACAGAATTATATGTGGATGGATCATTGCAACAGCTATCTGGAAATGAATTGGTTGCTGTTCTGGCCTGCTTTCAAGAGAAGAAGGACACAGAGAATCAGCCGCAGACCCTATCCGTTCCTTCTACAATCACACAGACCATTCAGCGAATTCGGAACATGGCCGAATCCTTTCAGTCTATTGAAAGTCAAATTGGCTATCCAGTGGAAGGCTATTGGACAATTAGCACGCATATGGTGGAACCGATGTGGCGATGGATGAATGGAGAACACGCTTCCATTATCTGTAAGGAGTATGATCTCTTTGAAGGAAACTTTATTCGCTCCGTGATGAAACTAGCGAATATGCTTGATGAATGGCTCGCGATGGCGACATATTGTCAACATACCGAGCAAGTCGAAAAAATCACAGAAGTTCGCTCTCAGATTGTGAGAGACGTCGTTGTATCTGATTCCTTATACTTGAGACTCTAATTCTCTGCTTTCAAAGGGCTTTTATCCCACTCCTTAAACAACTCTTCCACACTTTCTTTGATATTTTTAATGGTAGGGAACATCTTCTGTAGCTCATCGGTCGTCAGCTCATTATTCGATCGCTCGGACAACAGAATCTTAGCCTGCTCCTCCTGTGTAAAGTTCTTCCACTCAAAGGACGGATCCACATATTTTTTATAGAGTTCTAACATTTCATTGTGCGAAATCACACCAGGATTTGTCAGATTAATAGTTCCTGTCTTTCCATCCTTTGCCATGGTAATCATTGCAGGAATCATATCCTCTAACACAGTCATGCTATTTGGAATGCTACAGATCTTCTCATAGCTAGTAATCTTGGTAACAAAGTTACGCGGATGATGATATCCAACAATGGGCATACGAATACGCAGATTCAGAACCGTATTGGAAAAGAAATGCATGAGGCGATCCGTAAATCCCTTCACGGTGGAATACCCACTTCCAAAGAAATTAGGATGATCCATCTCACTAAAGATTTTTTCTTCCTCCTTATAGGTAAAAATGCAACCTGTGCCCAAATAAGTTAGATGCAAACCATAATTGCTGGCAATCAGTGCCAATGCAACGGGTGCAAACAAATTATCACGAACATTCTCTACCAGTTTACCCTTTTGCTCCAAATAATCAATCGTGGAATATCCTGGACCATGTGTACGACCTACCAGGCACAAAATGCGATCAGGATCATAATACTCAATATCTGCAATGATACCATCCTCATGATCTGCCCGTGAACGGGCATCTATTACGACTTCACCCTGTTCTCTCAATATTTTCTTTACCATACCACCAATCCAACCATATCCTCCAAACATAAGCCACCTCATCTCTAGATAGGATTCGATGCTATGGTTTAAATGCTTTTATGAAGTGCTTCGCCTAAAGAAACCGTGCACTACATCATTAGTAATGAATACCTGGTATGAGCTTGAGATTTTGCCAATGACGACGGATGTGTCCTCACATTATCTGACCCTTTTTAATTGTTCTGACTCCAATGCGGGGTTTGATCTACATTCTGCATTGGATGTAATCATTAAACAGACTCCTGAATTTATTCCATTTGGTATTACAGCACGATTAATCAAAGTAGAGCCGATGCCACATGGAGGATCAAATGAATATTTAAAAACAGATAGCCACTTCTGGCTGATTCCACGTTCTTCTATTTATAAGACTGGTCTTATGATGGCAAATTCAACTGGTGTAATTGATAAGAGCTATCGTGGTGAACTCAAGGCACCTGTTTGGTCAATGACGGGTGAATCTACTGTAAATAAGGGTGATCGTCTTTTTCAGATTGTTGCACCCGATATGGGATGGATTCGTCATGTTCGTATTGTTTCTTCGCTGCCAGACACCGATCGAGGGACGGGTGGATTTGGCTCATCAGGAAAATAATCGGTATACTGTTTTAGTACATAGGTTATGATACATGCAAGAAATGTATAGGCAGATTCTTTTATTGTATTACGATAAGGCGAGGATGGATCACATCGAGTATGTAATAGATGATCAAAGATCTCGGGGCCATAATTACAGAAGGTATGTTGATGATGTTCTTGATGGTATTGACAGGGATGAAAAATACTGTAATCAAAAATATGAATTAAGGTATAGGTGATGCCTGCAGCGATTACCACCCATGGATGAATCCACTCAAATTCAAAATAGGACTGCGCGATAAGAACCGTGGCAAATGTACTAAGATCATAGAAACTCTCAATTAATAAATCAACCCAGCGAGGAACATCCCATAATTTTCTATGGTGTATATTAATGTGCGGATTCATGGTGTTAATCCATTCGTATCGACTTAAAAAATGTGCGATAATGTGAGCAACATAACTATAAAACATAATAGCTGCTCCTTGTAGCATTGCAGTAAAAAGTCCGTATTTTGGTAATGCAAATATAGATAAGAGGAGAACCATAATAATTGCATTAGGAACATATGCAATGATCCATGGTAGATCCATTGCTTCTACTCTTTTATACTATTCTATAAAATAAAAACACACACGTAGTCTAAATATCTTATGTATGATCATAGATAAGATGTCTATCTATATTGAAAAAAGACCGGAATTAGGAATGAACATTGCATGGCAAGATGTAACGATTTGTGATCAAATAACAACAGAGCGAGGAACCGTGGTGGAAATGCTTCATCGACCAAACTGGGGAGTTGCCTGTTACATGGACAATCAGATTCAAAGTTGTGAAAGTGATGAGCAGATCTATCACGAAGCACTTGTTCATCCTGGAATGGCATGCTTATTTTCTAGAAAACGTGTGATGATTATTGGTGGAGGGGAAGGGGCGACTTTAAGAGAGGTTGTAAAATGGGATGATGTTGAACAAATTGATATGTATGAGTGGGACAAGGAGGTAACGGATTTATTTAAAAATAAGTATCCGCAATGGGCAAAAGGAGCATGGGACGATTCACGTGTTACCTTGCATCATGATGATATTTTTAAAGTAGTTATTGAATATCCAAAAAAGAAGTATGATGTCATTATTATCGATTTATTTGATCCAAGTCAAGAAAATGAAAAAGATTGGAAAACATTATTTGAACATTTATCACACTGGCTTCAGATTGGAGGTGTGGTATCCATGTATGCAGGAATTCGATCTGCCAATCAGGAGTCATTAATTCGCATCTTAAAAGCAAGTGCATTGTATCCTGCACATGATCTTCATTCTGCGTATCCTATCTATCATTCTGAGATTGTACCCTATCGTGTATATATTCCCTCTTTTTCAGGGGAAAGTGTATTTATATTAGTGAAGTCACGGGCGTGTACTATATTTTCTGATAAACTGAAAGCAGTATCGCATATCACAAAAGATGTATGGAAATCATATAAAACATTTAATTCACTTATTTTGTAGAGGGCGTTTTCCAAGGGGTATAAATACTATCTTCCTTTGTAATCGATACCATACCTGGTAGTTCAATGGGTTGAAAAATACCCTTATCCTGTTCTTCTCGTATCCGTAGTAGTTCACTTACGCTATTTTGATGTTCCTGTTGTAAAACAGAATTAGATGGACGATCTGCCGTCATATGCTTATCGAATTTTCTCATGGCACAGCGACTCATTTCTGTACGATTCGATAAATAAATGAGCCTAAAATTGACAGACTCTATTTATTTAAATATGACAACCATGGATCAATCACAACTAGAGAAACTATTTGGCATGAAACAGGTGGATCAGCCGTTGTCCAATGTTCGAGGCATTCTCCAAACCAAAGATGATAACCACTTTCAAATTCTAAGTGATACAGGTGATCTCCTCCACGAATGGGTTGGTGCAAAGTTTGCTAATAAATGTCTACCAGGCGATCATATCGCATGGGTAAAGGATCATTGTGAACTAGAACTTCGTGATCAACACCCTCTTATTGTAGGAACATTGGAACTTACTAACAAATCATCCTATGGAATGACGAGACGAGGACATCTCATGTATCTCTTTACTCCGTATGATAAGAAGTATCCGCATTTCATTGTAGGCAGTAGCTCAAAGGATCGTAGTAAGAATCTGATTGTTCTTGTTAGCTTTGACAAATGGGAAGATACGTTTCCGCGTGGAAACATTCAGCAAATTCTTGGTGTGTCTGGAGATGAAAAAGCGGAACGAGAGGCGCTTATCTGGCAAGCTTGCCCTTGGCGCTATCCTACATTCGAGTATAAGCCCGAACCCACCAAAACACTTCCACGCCTTGCACTCAATGGATACACTTTTCATATTGATCCTCAAGGATGCCGAGATGTAGATGATGTCTTTACCTTTGAACAGGTGGAAGAAGGATGGAAAGTTACCATTACCATTAGCGATGTAGCTACATTCGTAGAGGATGGTAGTGCGGTCGACATCATGGCATCCTTGATTGGGCAGACACTCTATGATTTGGAGGGTCGTGTCATTCGCCCCATGCTTCCTGCAGAGTATTCGGAACAAATGTGCTCTCTTCTTCCTGGAAAAGGATGTTGTGGCGTTTCACTTCAATTTATATGGACAGGAACAGAAATTCAAAATAAGAAATGGACACTTACTATGCTTCGTGTCAATGAGTCGTATTCCTATGAGGAATTTCAGAATTCATCCTCTCCCTATAAAGTACTTCTCCAAGAGATCACCAGCTACTTAGCAAAGGAGCCTGTTACGGATGCACATGATTGGGTAGCACAGATGATGATCTTCTATAATACGGAAGCAGGTGCGATGTTAAAGAAGGCAAAGATGGGTATTCTGCGCCGTCACTCGGAGCCAAAATGGGAGCAATTAGAGAAATATAAGACGCATATTCCTGAACTAGAGAAGCTAGCGTTTAGTTCGGCAGAATATTGCTTGGCCGAGGAAGAAAAGACCCAACATTATGGTTTGACAACCGATACCTATGCGCATGCATCGAGTCCCATTCGTCGATATGCTGATCTGGTCAATCAGCGAGTCCTTCATCGATTGATTCTGAAATCCACAGACTTCTACATTATTCCTCAGGCGATGTATGACATGAATCAAAAAGCAAAAGCAAATAAGAACTATGCACGCGATCTTACATATTTAAATGTGATCATGACGGGGCAAACGGAATTTCAGGGGATTATTGTGGAAAAGAAACCAAAGGAAAATGGCTGGATTAAAATCAAACTCTATGTTCCTGTATGGAAACGTATGGTATCAACAACGTATCGTAGTGTATCAGAAAATATGGTACTATCACGCGATGAATCAACAGAAATCGATGTTACACTCTATCGTGAAACCCAAATCAAATGTGCCTTTTCTCCTCATTCAAGAAATTGGAAGGAACGTGTTGTGCTGCATTTATCCTAAAAAGCCTATCTTCTTATTTTTCTTGTAATATAATATGGATGATCTATCTGAATTTATTATCATCCTTCATGATTATTATACACCGAGGACACGATCCAGTAATCCATGCCCATTTATAAAATGGGCTGAAAGACATAATCGTATTATTTGTTCTATAATACAGTATATAGAATCAAATAATAAAAAATAAGGTAATGTACTTATGATACGTGGTATTACACTAACATGTATCATTTATGAATTTTCATAAAATTGATTCCAAAATAGTCTAGAGCTTAGACAACAATCTCTATATCCAAGACAGAATGCCAGCAGGTTTCAATCAACATTCTTCAGACATTGAGTCCGTGGTAGGTGTGCAGTTCAGCATCCTCTCTCCTGAGGAGATTGAGCGCAGTTCCGTGGTGGAGATCACGGCGCACAATCCCTATGAGGGTAACGAGCCCAAAATTGGCGGACTCTTTGATCCTCGAATGGGTGTTCTTGATAATGGTAAGATGTGTCGTACCTGTGGCCAAACCAATCATAACTGCCCCGGCCATTTTGGACATTATCGTTTGACTCGTCCTGTCTATTATATTCAGTTTCACGCTATGATTATGAACGTTCTAAAATGCATCTGCATTAGCTGCTCCAAACTACGCATTGATAAGGATTTACACACAGAGTTGCTGAATCGCAAAGGAGAGGTTCGTTGGAAAGAGGTGTTGGCGCTTTCATCGAACATCAAGCGTTGCGGTCAGGAATGTGAGGATGGTTGCGGTGCTCCTCTGCCTGACAAGTTTACTCGTGAAGGCATCGCACGCATTGTGGCGCATTACCAGATTGGCGATGGTGACAAGAAGCAAACCATGCAGAAGCCGTTAGAAGTCGAGTATGTGCACCGTTTGTTCCGCCGCATTACAGACGAGGATGTGGACTTTATGGGTCTGAGTCGTTATTGGTGCCGTCCTGATTGGATGATTTGCACCATTCTGCGTATTCCGCCCCCGCAGGTTCGTCCCTCGGTGGTTCAGGATAACAATCAGCGCTCAGAGGATGACTTGACTCACAAGCTCTTTGACATCATCAAGAATGATATGACACTGCGTGATAAGATCAAAGGAGGATCTTCGAAACATGTCATTGATGAGATGACGAACGTGGTACAGTATCATGTTGCAACACTGGTCGACAATGATATTCCTGGTGTGGCACCATCGGCACAGCGCAGTGGTCGCCCACTGAAGTCGATCCAGCAGCGTCTGGGTGGCAAGGAAGGTCGTATCCGTTATAACATTCAGGGTAAGCGTGTAGAGTTTTCCGCACGTTCCGTCATTACACCTGATCCGAACTTGAGTGTCGCGGAGATTGGTGTACCACTGGAGATCGCTATGAACCTGACACGCCCTGAAAGTGTCACGCCTTACAATCTGGACTTGCTCTATAAGCTGGTTCAGAATGGTGCGGATAAGTGGCCAGGTGCAAAGACAATTGTGCGCAAAGATGGCCGCATGATCTCGCTGAAGCACGTGAAAACCGAGGAGATTGTCTTGTACAATGGAGATGTTGTGAACCGTCACTTGATGGATAATGATATTCTCCTATTCAACCGACAACCGACATTGCATAAGATGTCGATGATGGGACATCGAGTGAAGGTTCTGCCTTACAAGACATTCCGCATGAATGTTCTTACTACACGACCCTACAATGCCGATTTTGATGGTGATGAGATGAACGCGCACATTCCACAGAGCTATGAGGCGACGGTAGAGCTGGAAGAGATTGCTGCCGTGCCGCACCACATCATTACACCGAGACATGCCAAGCCAATGATTGGTGTGTACCAAGATACCCTGGTCGGCTCCTATCGCCTGACGCAGGATGGAATTCAGTTCACTCGTCGCGAGTTCATGAACTTGATGATGTGGAATAAGCGATTTGATGGTGCCATGCCCGTTGCTCGATCTCAAGAAGATGGACGGATGCGTTGGACGGGTCAGCAAGTGCTAGGTGCATTGATGCCACCCATCAACTTGGAGATGGGAAACAAGTCCTTTGACAAGGATAAGGGAGATACAACAGAGTCTAGCAACTATGTCAAGATTGTGCAGGGCGACATTCAGCAAGGCGTAATCGATGGTGACATCTACATGAAGCCATCGAAGGGTATTATTCATGTGGCGTACAATGACTGTGGCTCAAAGGACACGGTAGATCTGCTCGATTCTCTGCAGAATACGGTGGAGAACTTCCTTGTTCTGAATGGCTTTAGCGTAGGCATTAGTGATTTGATTGCTGATGAAAATACAAAGAAGGAAATCGATCAGAAAATTCAAGAGAAAAAGAAGCAGGTGGAACAGGTGATCTTACAGGTTCACCTTGACTTGTTCGACAACAATACAGGAAAAACCAATCAGCAGGAGTTTGAGGATCAGATCTTTGGTATTCTCAATCAGGCGACATCAGATGCGGGTTCAACGGGTCAGAAGTCTCTGTCCAGTGAGAACCGTCTTCTAGCCATGGTTCGTTCGGGCTCGAAGGGTGAGCCCCTGAACGTGGCGCAGATGATGGCTTGCTTGGGTCAGACTGCGATTGAGGGTAAACGTGTTCCCTATGGTTTCACGGATCGTACTCTTCCACATTACAAGAAGTACGATGATAGTTCAGAGGCACGTGGTTTTATCGAGTCTTCGTTTATTCGAGGCTTGACCCCGCAGCAGTTCTTCTTCCATGCGATGTCAGGTCGTGAGGGTTTGATTGATACGGCTGTTAAGACAGCTGATACAGGTTATATTCAGCGTCAGCTGATCAAATCGATGGAGGATCTAACGGTTCAGCATGATGGCACGGTTCGTGATGCAAATAACAACATCATTCAGTTTCATTATGGTGAGGATGGAATCAATCCGACGAAGATTGAGACGCAGACCTTGTCAATTGGTAAGATGTCGAAGGAGGACATTGAATCGCAGTTTGGAATGCGCACAGTGGACTGGGCGACAGTATTAAAGGATGGTGTGGTTCGCAATGATGGTGAGCAGGTCGCGGAGTATGTGGAGGAGCTTCTCTATGATCAGCGCATGATGGTAGAGGGTGTCTTTCAGAAGAAGTCGTTGGATTCGGGCAGTGTGTTTGCTCCTGTTAATCTGGCGCGTTGGGTCTTGAACATGAAGAATCGCTTTGCACTGAAGGCGACGGAAAAGACAGATCTGACGCCAGGCATGGTATTGGCAGGAATCAAGAAGATCATCGAGCGTACGCATTCCTATCACAAGATCTGGGCGGCGTTGCTTCGCTTTCATCTTGCCCCACATAAGTTGATTGTTCAGGAGCGATTTACAAAGAATGCATTCGAGGTGCTCATGGAGATCATTGTAGTAACTCATATGAAGTCATGGGTTCAGCCTGGTGATCAGGTAGGCATTGTGGCAGCTCAGTCTATTGGTGAGCCTGCAACTCAGATGACGCTGAATACCTTTCATCAAGCAGGTGTAGCTAGTAAATCAGCAGTAACTCGAGGTGTACCGCGATTGCGTGAACTCTTGAAGGTAACGCAGAATCCGAAAGCAACATCACTCACGATTTACTTGAAGCCAGAATACCGTGACAATAAGGACAAGGCACGTGAGGTGGTGCAAGATCTTGAGTTGACAGTGCTTCGCAGTATTACAGAAAAGGTGGCAATCTACTGGGATGAGAAAGATAGTACCACGATTGTGGAGGAGGATAAGGAACTGATGAAGTTCTATTCCATGTTTGAGGATGTTCTTATGGCGGATGAAGGAATGAGTGAACCCTGGTCAAAGTGGATGTTGCGATTGGAGCTCAATCGTGAGGAGATGTTTAATCGTAACATCTCGATTCAGGAAGTCGTATCTGTGATTAAGATACAGTTTAATCATGAAATCAGCGTGGTATACAGCGATTACAACTCAGACAAGCTGGTCATGCGTGTCCGTCTTCCTAATAAGAGTACAGGTGATAAGGACACAGCCTCGCAGCTGGATGACTTCACTAATCTGAAGAAGTTTCAGAACAAGCTTCTGAACAGTATTGTTATTCGTGGCATGCCTGGTATTAAGGCTGTCACTTTCCGCAAGGATAAGCAGTATGTGGAGGTAGTGAATGGTAAGTACGAGCCAGTGGAGCAGTATGTGTTGGATACGGATGGATCCAACTTCATTAAGGTGATGAATCATCCCACGGTGGATGGTACGAAACTGTATTCTACGAATGTGTGGGATATCTATGAAGTGCTGGGTATTGAGGCAACGCGTGCAGTTCTATTCAATGAGATTAATGGTCTATTCGAGAGTGTGGGTGTGAATTACCGTCACTTGTGTTTGCTGTGTGATGTGATGACGCGATTTGGCAAGCTGATGTCGATTGATCGTTATGGTATTAACAAGAATGACATTGGTACGTTGGCAAAGGCATCGTTTGAGGAGACAGAGAAGATCTTGTTGAAGGCTGCATTGTTTGGGGAGGTGGATCCAGTTACGGGTGTGTCGGCGAACATTATGATGGGTCAGGCGATTCGTGGTGGAACGGCGTTTTCGCAGATCTTGTTGGATGATCAGATGTTGCCGAAACTTCTGGCGGATGTGGATGTGGAGAAACATCGTTTGGAGGAGGAAGAGGAGGGTGATCTGGATCGGTTTGATGAAACAGGTATGCAGTTGACGGATCCATGCTCGAGTACACAATTCCAGATGAGCATGATTCTGCCGTCTGCAAAGAATTCTATGGAGGAGCCAGAGATTGAGTTGGAAGAGCTTGTAGAGCGTCAATAAATTAAAAAAGAAATGAAATAATTATATTATTTTTTATAAAAGCTTTATAAAAATTAATATAAAGATCCTATCCAGTATGTAGTGTATGGAAACATCGGCTCTATACGATCCTGTTATATCGTGGGAGAGCATACGTTTATTTACTAAAAGTAATGAAGTTCGACGTGAATGTTTAGAATCGAGCCGTGTAGAACATAATCATTCAGAGGAAGAGGCTGCGTTGCATGCATGTCGTAATCGAATTACTGAATATGATGCAAGTCTGGTGAATGGTAAGAACTGGGAGTATTATAAAAAGATAGTCAATCCTTTTGAAATTGTGTATACGCAGAAGAAGTATCCTACTTTTCCTGAATCGATTTGTTTTTTAAAGCCGCTTTCACGGTCTTATTTTAAAATGATTGAAATGCTGGATTTAATCCAATTTTTCAAGAGCATGCCAGTGGAGGGTATTCGAACAGCACATGTATGTGAGGGGCCTGGTGGATTTATTGAGGCCATTTTTGATGAATCTATCAAACAGAAGAAGAAGATCCAAATGAGTGTAGCAATGACATTGAAATCGCGGCGAACTAATATTCCTGGCTGGAAGCGTGCTGCTTATTTTTTGCAGAAAAATAAGAATGTGCGTATTATTTTTGGCGAGGATGATACAGGTGATATTATGAAACCGGAAAACCAGCAACATTTTATTGACTATACATTGCATCCTGAGCATGGAGGAAAAATTAATATTTTCACGGCGGATGGTGGATTTGACTTTTCGTGTGATTATATGAAGCAGGAAGAGATGGTATTTCCATTATTGCTTGCATCAACGAAGATTGGATTTGAGATTTTGAAGCAGGGTGGTGTATTCATTCTTAAAATGTTTGATTTCTATCATCAGTCCACGATGGATTTGCTTTATTTATTATCATCACATTTTGAGGAGTGGACATTGTATAAACCGTGTATGAGTCGTCCCTGCAATCCAGAACATTATTTTATCGGAAAAGGCTTTACTGGCTGTTCAGATAAAACATTTGATGTATTACGTCTGTGGTGTTCGATTCTAGAAGAGGGCAAGCCCTTGCATGCACTATTTGAAACCGATTATCCTAGTGATTTTAAAAAGATTATTAGTGAATTACGTCACCAGTCATTTTATAAGCAAACGGAGTATTTAGAGCGTGTATTTAACATCATTGATCAAAAAGATGATAATTTAATTCAACTCTATTTAAAAAATAATGAAAAGTCAAGTTATGAATGGTGTGTTCGGTTTAAGGTTCCGATTTATGCGCAGCGTTTCCGTTTAGGGATGGAGTAACGTATTGATCAACGAGTTTTTTACCAACTGCAATGGATGCTTGGTGTTGAGAGATCGAACCCTGTGCCATTTTATCCAGCATGGAAAGCATTTGCTGGATGGGTGATAAATCTTGACGAGCAATGATCTTTTTAAAGAGTTCAGGATATTGTTCAATGAAATCTTTTGCTCTCTCTCGAATGATTTCATCGGAATCGCCTTTTGCCATCCATGATGCAATATCGCGTAGCATCGCGCGAATATACTTTGCTCTTGAAGCGGGCTCATAATCAAGAGGGCGGGCTTCTGCTTCCGCGGTGGCCTCTTCCATACTTTGACGCTGAACCGAAGGTAGTTGTTTTTTCATCTCTGAAAGAGAATAGAAAAAGGATTTTATATTGACTCGCACCAATAGAGAATGAGCGACGAATCACAATTACGAGCTAAACAAGTTGCACCACTTCCCATTGGTTCCGGAGGAAGTAGTGCTACAAAACAGCAGTTTAATAACAACAATGTAGCATTAAGTATGATGACGGCGCAGGCATCGGTCGATGCCAAATTCGATGGTCCTGTGCCACAACATGTAACGGAACAGGCGATTGTTCAGAAGTTCTGTTCAGGGTCTCCACTATCATTGGAGGAATCGATGATGGTTGTTGGTGGACTATTAATTGTGTATGGAATCATAGCAAAATAAGGTGCGGAGTAGTAGAATGAGTTGGTTAAGTGGAATTGTACAAAAAGGATGGGGTGATAGTGATTCAGAGGAGGAGGATTATGAAGAAGGTACACAGGAGATACCGATCGAAGGGATTGATCCTACATTTGTCAATAATGTGATAAATATCATGAAACACTATTACGATTTAACAGTAAATGCTCAGCCACTGGGAACATCTGGTGCACAGACAATGGATTCATTAGATGATTTTGAGAAGAGATTGGCAGAGGTATATACTTTTCTTTCTTCTGTGCATACTCTGGATAAAATGAACCGAAATGAAATGATCAAGGAATTTACGAAATTTCCAGAAAATATTCGACAAGAAAATGGAGAAAAAATTATGGAGTTACGAGAGGAGCTTCATAATTTAATTGATAACTGGATTCTTACACAGTACAATCATGCAAAAACAGAAGATCTTCCACAATACCGGTACTTTCTTAAGCAAAAGTTAATCATGTGTACTTCAGAATTTAATAAGTCATGGTGCAAAAATCCGGATGAACCAAGTGAAATAGAGATATAAAATATATAATATGGAAGTAGTAGATGTCATCGATAAGGAAGGAATGTCCCGATGGCTATCGTTCGCGAAAGTCATATACGCGTAAATTCCGTAAAAGTATTACACGTACTGGATTTACTGTTCGTCGTAAGGGAAAATTATTTACAGTACGACCAACGAATAAGTCAGTACATGTTCCGGCAAGTTGTATTAAGATACGTAATGAGAGTATGAAAAATAACTCAAGACGAATGGGTCAACTCCGGAAGGGTGATTTGATTAAATATGGATATCAGTATCGTTTATCAGACCGTCTTCGGCATCATGCTTTGGAAAAGGCTATTAAAGTCTATGGTGCATTATCTGTATATCATAAATTGGATGCGGTTGCCAAGTTAGCGGTTAAAACGGCTCCCGATGCAAGTGCTATTTTTTCAAAGGATCGTGAATGGGTTCGTGATCATCATCGTTTTACAAAACAGTAACTTACTCTTTGCATGAAATGGTTCATTTCGAAAAAGAGAAAGTGTGAAAAAATCGAAAAGATAGGCTATACTTGGTTGTTAGTGGTCAGTAGGAAGATGGCGGAGCATGAACTATGGTCCTTCACGAACGCGATGTTCTTTCTGATATTGATGATCATTGTTGCATTTGGTATCGTATTTGGTTTGAATAAGCTAATTGATATTAAAAATATTAAAGACAATTGGGCAGAAAATCGATGCAGTCCTATGATTATGCCATTTGCATCGTTTTTTGGTCATGATACTTCGGAAAATTTTCAATTCTGTATGGGAAAGATCTTTAACAATTTTTCGACACCATTCTTCGGTTCCATTGGAACCATCTTTGGACAATTTACGGAGCTGCTTCAATCCATCTTTAACTCCGTTAATTCCATTCGTACAATCATTGCATCACTTGGTGGTGGTATCAATGTGATTTTTCAAGAATTTACCGAGCGCATTTCTAACTTTTTCTTTAAGCTCCGCCTGAGCGCTATTCGACTCAAGGCATTATTTGGTCGCATGTATGCCATCCTGTTTTCCGTAATGTATATGGGCATGTCAGGCATTACAGGTATGACATCCTTTACTAATACCTTCCTCTTCTCCTTTATTGACACCTTCTGTTTTCCAGGAGAAACACCTGTCCTTATTAAAGTAGCAGATGAGATAAAGAAAGTGGCAATCAAAGAGGTGAAGATTGGAGATGTTTTGATGCCAGGCAATACAATGGTTACTGCAACTTTTCAATTCTACTCAAGAGGGCAGCCAATGGTGAAATTAGGTAACATTACCGTCAGTACCAATCATTACGTGATGCATAACGGTCGGCCAATTATGGCGGGTGAGCATCCTCATGCCATTCCTCTGGGACCATGGGATTCCGATGAGTTGTTGTATTGTCTTAATACAACCAATCACACCATTCCAATGGACTATCTTACCTTTCTTGATTATGATGAGGCACCTGAGTGCGATGCACAAACCCTGCAGTGGATTGAAGAGAAGATCAATGCAAAAAAGAGCATAGACAAGAATTATTCCTATAAGGATGCCTGCTTTGCTATTAATGAAACCGCGAAGATAAAGACAATGACAGGATTGAAGGCAGCAAAGGATATTCAGATTGGGGATGAGCTTACCACGGGCTCCAAAGTAACAGGCATCATACGTAGACAAGTAAGTGAAGTATGTTCCGTAACAAAGGACATCTCTGTAACTCCTGCGACATTATACTGGGATCAAGAGTCAAATGACTGGAAACGTATGGGTGAGGATCGAGCCTATCAAAAAACAGCGGATGAATTTTTGTCCTTTGTGGTGATTCCTAATTCTCAAATTGAATTGGAAGATGGTACTCGTGTACGTGACTATATGGAAGTCTGTTCTCCGGATTCCGAACAGTATTATTCTGCACATTTGGAGTCAAAGTAAGGATGTCGTATTTTGATACGATTGAATCTCTTCTGTTTTAAAAGGAGATGGAGGCAAAATGGCCATTTTTTCTATTAACGTTTGTCTTGCTTATTTGTCTCGGGTTTACGATTGCAGGTTTAGAACGAACAACCGTGATGGGCAATTGGGCAATGAGACGTTGTGAATTGCCTATTATGGCGGCTGCTGGATTTTTCAAACCGGATTCGGATCCTCGTTCCAAAACAGAATATGCAACTGAAAATTTTGAATTTTGCATGAAACAGATCATTGATACATTTTTAGATGTACTCATGAAACCTGTAAACGCATTATTTGGTCAACATTTAAATGTGGCTGATGCAGCGGTTGGCGCATTAACTATGATTCGTCAAGTGGCTCAGAAACTCTACACTGCATTTTCGGAGTATGTCGGTCAATTCTTCGGAAAGTTCAACTCCGCTATTTTTGAAATGAGCCGAATTGTACAATATATTCGAATGGCTGTTAATCGAGCAAGTGCAATGGCCGTCTCTATGATTTATTCCGCTCTTTCTGTATTTCGAGGAATGATCAATGCCATTCAAGTGGTTATTCGTGTTGTATTGATTATTTGCGGAATTATGTTGGCAATTATCATTATTTTGTGGTTTATTCTCTTTCCTGTTATTCCAATTATTTTAGGAACCTTGGTTGCAGTGATTTCAGTGGTAATGGCGATGGCAGGCATTTTAGGTAATGAACTTGCAAGTGATGCAGAAAGTAAGCGAGGCGGATTCTGCTTTGCAATCGGATCAAAAATCATTGTAAAAAATGAGGATGGAAAGGAAGCATTCATACCAGTGGAACAAATTCAACTTGGACAAGAACTTGGACATAACGCCGGCAAAATTACAGCAATTATTAAAATGGACGGATCAGGTATTCCTATGTATAACCTAAATGGTATATATGTATCAGGAACTCACTTAGTTAAGGGAGAAGATGGCGTTTGGAGATCGGTTGCAGAGGATTCACGTGCGATAAAGACGGTGCTTATTTCACCCATTTTGTATTGTTTTAATACATCATCCAATAATATTCCAATTTTAACAAAGGATAATGGATGTATTTTATTTCGTGATTGGGAGGAAATTGGAAATGAGGATGAAACGGGGCAATATGAATGGAACGAGATGATTATGATTATGTTGAATACATTTCGATATTGTCCAAAGAGGCGGTATTGGACAGGTTCTGAGGATTTGGATTGGAAGAAGGATATTAAGGCAGAGTGTGAGGTTGCACTCGTAGCAAAGGATGTATTGGTAAAGACTTTACGAGGTTTTGTACCGATTCGAAGCATTCGTTTGTTACAAGATGGCATTTTAGATATGAATGGTAAGCCTCATAAGGTACGTGGCCTAGTATACGGTACGGTAGAGGATGCTCATGATAATAAAAAATGGATATCCGAGTGTTATGAGTTTGAGAATGCTCAATGGAGAAAGAAGCCATCTAGTGTGATAAAAGGTAATGATGTGATTGAGGGTATGTCATTGATTACGGAGAGTGGTGAATTTGTCATTTGGGATGAAATACAGCAGAAAGAAAGATTTCTACGAGACTTTACGGAGGTTGGTTATGATGAGATTCACAAGACGTATGCTTTTGTGGAAGCGAGACTCCGGATTATCGAATAAGATCCATTAAATCTAAAGCGTAATAAGTAGAATGAAAACAGGGTTTCTTATCACAGGATTAGTGTTATTGATTATTGCCAACCTCATGATGGTATATTCTCATCGATCCAGCTCGCACGAGGGATTCATGGGATATTTCTTAGAGAATGCAGGTTCATCAGGGCTAGGAAAGAACAAGTATGAGCCGATTGGTGCCTTTGATGATGTACGGGTAACGCCAAGCAATGGTGTGAGCTCGTGGCGTGGAACCGCACCCAATGAGCCTCTGATGGGACCCGAGTTCCAGCCCGGTCAGGATCACCTTTTCATGTTTAAGAACAATCAGGTAAAGCCTGAGTGCTGCGATGCCTCCTATTCTTCAGATATGGGCTGTGTTTGCACTACCCCTCAGCAGAGAAACTACATTAACAGTCGCGGAGGAAATCGTACGGTAGAGGATGGCGTTTAAGGTATTCTCGATGATCAAAATAATTGTTAAAATAATGCTCCATTATTATAACAATCAATACTTTCATCTAATAGAATGAATGCGACTCCAAAGCCTTCAAATGGAATGAATCAGAATAGTTCATTCATTACCACGACTGCAAATAATATTAAAAATGCAGCAAATGCTGTTAATAATGCCGTTAATAAAAATACGAATGGAATGTTTTCAGGGCTCACAGAACCCGTTAATGATTCAATCCAATCGTCTTTTAATAATGATACATCTCCTATCATCTCGATTCCAGTCATTCTTATGTTAGGTGCGCTCATTATTATTTTTATTCTGATTGTTATGTTTCGTGAGCAGATAACAATGGCAATGGATATTGCATGGCATAAAATAAAGCATTGGTATTATGGAGAGTTTCCCCCTGCACCATCTACTCCTCCTATTCCCTCCATGGAGGAGCCTGTAAAAAAACACCACCCACATCATCCGCCTGGTAAACAGGATTCATCCATAGAGAATATTCTTCCCTCACGAAAGGAGGTATTTAACATTGCACAGGATAAGTATACGTATTCTGATGCAGAACCTCTTTGCAAGGCATTTGGTGCAGAATTGGCAACTTATGATCAGGTGAAGGAGGCGTATAAGAAGGGTGCGGACTGGTGCAATTATGGGTGGGTAAAGGGACAGGCGGCGGTGTTTCCAACTCAGCAAGCGACCTATGATAAAGCACAGGCGGGACCTGAAGATCAGCGTAATGCATGTGGTGTTCCAGGTGTCAATGGTGGCTATTTTGATAATCCTGAATTACGTTTTGGTGTTAATTGCTATGGAAGCAAACCTGGTGAAAATGACATGGACGATCGTCATAAAATGAAAAGCAAGAATCTTACACCTGGTGCACTAGAATACGATAAAAAGGTGCAGGATTATAAGAATCATTTGAATCAAATTCCAGTCAATGCATTTAAGGAGGGTACATGGAGATCTTAAATTCTTATTAATTTCATTACTTGTATCAATTTAAATTGATCAGTGTAAGGAATGTTACATAAGTTTTGGTGTATTTTGTGAAGGAGCAGGCGGCATACCAGATTGTTTTAGAATCTTATTGATATTGTATCCACGGTTGGCCTTAATAAATGTCATAATCTCGACCGTCTCATCTTTCCCACCTTTGTGTTTAAAATAGCCGTGTAGCATCTCTTCTACACGTGTAAGGGACAGTTGATTGGGTTCCTTCTTTTCAACCATTTGAATTCGGCCATTATTGATTTGGATGACTGCTTTTTCCATACCATTTTGTTGAAGAGTGTTAATAATCTGTTTTTCGTAGTCATCCCTTATTTTTCGTACTGCTCCAAATTGCTTAAAAAAGGAAGAGGCAAGATTGCCGTAATGTAACCAATAACGTACAGACGTTCCAATACCGGGATCCGACATATATACTATGAATACCATGGTTAAATTCTTAGAAAGATCCCCCACATGAAGTACATAATGTCACCTTATTACGATTTAGTAAAAGTAATACGAAAATCATAATAACAATAATGAAAATACCTGAAAAGATACAAATGGCGATGATCATATAAGGAAAGGAGCGTTGAAGGATATATTGGAGAAAGGGTTCAATGACAAGTTGTTGAATGTAATTTTTAGTATCGGAACTGGCAAGTGACAGGGCAAATTGATCGATTCTCCCTTTTAACATATGGACAAAACGATCATTATCCTTTGTCCGGTCAATGGGCATTTTGTTAGTGTGGTGAAATTATCTTTACTCTTCTAATCGCTGTGGTCAGAGACATGCCATCCTTTCCGTCACCAGTGTATTCCAAAGTAACTTCGTCTACGGGTGCTGTGCAACACTGTTATACATTTAATATTACATTTACACCATCTGAGAAGAAAATATCATATGTTGCCTATGATTCTTCTGAATTGTCATTGTCGGCCTTGCAGACGTGTGTGATACAGAATGTTGAGTGGTGGAATGAATTTATTAGTGGCTTTTTAAAGGCATCTGCTAAGCTTTTCTCGAAGCCCTATACGGCTCAGCAAATTCAGAAGATCATTAAGCATACACTACAGGGTACGGCACCATCTCTCTTTCCTGCAACCATTACTTTGTTTCCAAAGTGTATTCAAATTCTAGGAGGCGTCTTTACGGTACAGTGGGAGTATGTTGCCGAGACAATGACAATTGATCTTCCGGATTTGGCCGAATCATTGAGCCTTCCGGATTCAAATGTGGAGGAGGTTGATTTGGATCAGCTACCGGTTTCTGAACATGCTACGGAAGATGGCTTGAATTTGAATAATCCTGCGCAGTTTTATGATAAGCAAAAAGTCAAAGAATCTCGTCTAAAAGCGAAGCTGGCAGTCTATCGAGCACAGCAACAAATGAATCAATATTATGAAAAATATGGAACAGAACCATCCGACTCCGACACGGATTCTTCTGAATCAGAACAATCAGAGGATGAGGAGATACAACTTTAAAAAAGGTGTTCGGCAGGATCTCCTAAATTTATGCCCTCATTCTTTTATAGAAAGTAAAGGCAGGTATAGACATGCAGAACGTCATCTTAATCGCTCTCGTCGTTTTAGTTGCCCTATTCATCGTACACCAATATAATCCACGTTTGCTTGCTTCCATGGGACTGTCAGAAGGTTTTGCGGATGCACCAAAGAAGGAGGAAGCCAAGAAAGCGGAAGAGCCAAAGAAGAAGGAGGAGCCAAAGAAAGCTGAGCCTGCCAAGGCTAAGTTCGAAGATGGCAGTGAGGAGAAGGCAAAGTTAGAGGGATTTGCCGATCTCGCCTCGTATGAGGGTCCGGCCAAGTTTGCTGGTGCAGAAGCACCCGCTGGCTGCTACCCTCGTGATCAGCTGACCCCATCTGAGCTTCTACCCAAGGACATGGCCAGCGTCTGGGCAGAGCAGAACCCAATGGGTCCTGGCTCCCTCAAGGGCAAGAACTTCTTGAGCGCAGGTGCTCTCATCGGTGTCAATACCGTGGGTCAGAGCATGCGTAACGCCAACCTCCAAGTTCGCTCGGAGCCGCCGAACCCACAGGTGGCTGTCAGCATCTTTAACCAATCTACCATCTCCCCGGATATCAGCCACCGTCCTCTCGAGATTGGTGCTTAATTTATTGTGGATCTGTCTTTTATGTAATATACTCACAGAGATAGAAATGGAGAAGATTCTTCTCATTTGTATCGTTGTTCTAACCATTGCTATTTTGTTCTATCGCCCTTATGGATTTGGATTACTGGAAGGATTTAATGACTGGAATATGGCGTCGTCTACTCAGCTAGAAAATGCACATGGATCCGCACCTGCAGGTGTAAATGCATCTCCTGGAAGACCACAGTATGAACAAGATGCTAATAATCCTCATGTGAATGTTATGTATAAGGCAGGCAATCCGCAGAATATAGATGCCGAATACAAGAGACAGCCAGGATTTAAATATTAATATCTATGTCAACGTAAATATTGTTATAAAGCAGATGTCCTTCCTGGATACTGCATCGAATCTATTCAAATCCATTCTTGGTGGAGGAAATTACCCAAGTACCTATGTTACTTCCACGGTGGATGGAAAATCATACAAAGTGCGTGACATGCCTGATAAGCAGAAGGCTGCCAATTTAATGGCGTCACTTCGTATTCGTCTTGTAAAGCTATGTGATGCATTGGAGAAGAAGTACCCAGATAAAGAACAGGTTAAGATGATGGTAAAAAACTTTCGCTCCGATCCTGAGCGATTTATTGAGGCAACGCCTGATTCAGATCATACCTCCTCGACAGTCAATAAAGGCGAATCGATTAACATGTGTTTGAGACAGCGTGAAGGACCCAATGAAAGTCTTGTTGATGAAAATGTGATGATGTTTGTAGCACTTCATGAATTTGCGCACATTTGTACGAAATCGGTCGGTCATGACGCGGATTTTTGGAATAACTTTGGCTGGCTTCTCAAAGAGGCAGAAGCATTAAACTTATATCGCTACACGGATTTCTCTGCGCATCCTGTGAGCTATTGTGGTGTCTATATCACAGACTCTCCTCGGTATGATCCTGCAAAGGATGGCACAAATATGCAGATTGGAACCATCTCAAAACGTACCTAATTATTGTGAAACATCTGTATTGCTTTTTTTTATGAAAAAGCCATAGGGATGGCATCTGTCATAGATCAAATTATTTATCCACGTCTCCTTGGTACACTCCGTGAGGATATTCCTCCGGTTCAATGTATTATATGGAAAGGTGGAAAAAGCTATGAAACCATCATATTTGATAATATCTATCCGTTCGATACGATCGATACGATTAAGCGAATGCTTTGTGCAAAGGATTCATCATTGATTCCACGTTTTACCTTTGTAGGTGTTCCACTTAATGATCCATATTCGGATGCGATGCCGAATTTAGATGAAACCTATATACCAATTAATTATTTATGGTATCCATCGGGAACAAATGATATTACAAAGACATATATACTAAATCATCCTGTAAAAACCCTTGCAGAACCTGATCGTCGTTTTGTTTCATCCGATGGAAGCTATGCAAGTCCAAATTATGAAGTGCGTGGTAGAAGCAGTATTGAGCAGGTTTTTTTGAAGCCGCGCGAGGGTCAGATTCCTGTCTTCCATGTCTTTCCATTTCATCTTCTTCTAGAAACGTACAAGGGTAAAAAACCAGTGGGAGAGGAAGATTGGTATAAGCGATTTGCACCCTATTTTCCTGAAATTGAAGTCAAAGGACCATTTGAACCATATGATGAGGATATTGCCTATGCAAAGAAGATTACCTATTACATTTCGAAACGCACCGCTACATTAGATTATTTAAATGAAGTTGCTGCATCAGACGAGCTTCCGCGTCTAAGAGTATCAGGAATTCGTCAACTTCTTTTACTATGGAAGAAGCCCATTCGTGGGTTTGAAGGCAGTGCCAATTTATTTTATGATGTTCGCGCAACAGAGCTGCTACCCTATCTTCGCCTTTATCCTGCAGAAGGTGATCCTATCACAAAATTACATGTGAAAGGTATTCTTCCTATTCCAACGTTAGAGGATCCACGCATTTTAGAGTCATGGGGCAAAGAAGTATCTCCTACACCTGGAAGTGATTTCTGTAGCATGAAGTATGTGCATCGCCAATCGATTGGAATTACGCAACCTATTTATGGAACGATACATGCATATAATGATGGAACCATGCGATTAATGCTGCAGCCGCCAAAACAAATTCGAAAACTAGATCCAGAGGTTGACTTTCGACATTTTAATAGAACCATTGAAACCATTTTCCAACAATTACCACAAGATATTAATCAATATCAATTGAAAGAATTGGCGGTGTTTTTTACAATGAAGACAGAACTATCAGCAAAGAAATTTACAAAGAAACGTCTACAACAACGATTATCTTACTTTCATACTGTTTTTAAAGAAATTATGCCACTTCCAGGTGATAATCCTTTGATTGCACTTCGTTATAAAGCGGTAAGTCAATATGCATCTGAGGATAAGATTTTTACATTTATTACCCAGATGGTAACAGAAAAAGAAAAGGATGCAGGTATGGAGATAGTAGAGGCCATCCAGGAGGAATTTGATTTTAGTAAGCAAGAGGCTCTCAATGTATTTGCGCAATGGCTTGATAAGAATGGTGAATTTACAGTACAACTACCTGAGGAGGGTGAGTTTATGGAAAGTTTTAATCCAGGCATAGATATTTACATTTATGCTCAACATCCATCGTATCATTTTCATGTTCACCGCATTGACAGTAATGAAACCTATCAGCGAATCTATACATTATTGTCTATCCTATTTATGGAAAATGATGAGTATTTTCCTTATTTGTCAGATGCATCTATGGTGCAACTAGAAGAGGAGATGGAAGAGGAGAGTTTGAAGGCAGAATTATTTGATCAAGAGGCGGAAACTGCTGCGGCCTCTTCTATGCATAATATGGAGCCTGATATGGGGTATACTAGTATAGACTTTGATCCACTTGCTAATCTAGGTGAAATTATTCCTGAAACGGCATCGAGTCCCTTTGTGGCAAAAGAGGCTGTATCAGATGTTCCAAAAAAATCGAGAAAGGTAGTGATGGAGGAACCAAAAAAGCAGTTTGAAGAGCAAAAATTAATTAATCCAACAAGCTGGTTTATCAAAAAATTACAGGAAATTGATCCACGCTTATTTAAATTTAAGTCAGCAACAGAGGGAGATAGTGGATATAGTAGAAAATGTGCAGGCAATGATGATCGTCAGCCTGCTATTTTATCGCAGGATCAATATGAGCGAATGCGTGAAATTTATGCAGAGGATAATATCTTTTGGATTATTTATCCATTAGATGGTCAAGAGGATCCTATTCAACCAATAGGGACAGAAGAAACAATTACTATGATGCGATATGGTGCGGATACCGATTCTATTCATTATTATTTCTGTCCACACTATTTTTGTTTGAGTGATGAGATCATGGTTCGTGCAGTAGATTTTGAATCACAGGTGGATCGTGATGGAAATCCGAAGCCTCCTAACTCGTGCCCCTTTTGTTATGGTAAGTTGATTACTAACAAGAAAAAGGCAATCCCTGGATATACTGTAGCAAAAAGAAAAGATAAAACAGGTACCATTCAGCCGCATAATCAGCTAGATTTTTTGAAGACAACCTCTCATCCTGAGGGATTTGCTCTGCCTTGCTGCTTTATTAAGCAACGAACTTTGCGCATTTCTGATCCGCAATTTGCACATTTACGAGCTGCATTTCAGCAGGAAGAAATGGAAAACATTGTGATAAACCAAAATACAGATGAAAATGAAGAGGAAACATTATTATATCAGGCATCGGATGTGGTAGAATATGCGGTGTTATTTGAAATGATTCATCGAAAATATATATTAGAATCAAATAATCATCCTGATGCAGGTGCATTTGCAATGGTCACTCCTGTATTTGATACATTTTTTCGACAGAATTCAAGTGATCAATTGGTATCACGAACTGCGATTAATTTGAAGTTACGTCCTAATGCAGAAGGATTTTTGCGTGTTGGAACAGAAAATACAATCTATGAATCACTTCTAGGCGTGATTGCTCCGTTAATTTATAAGAATTCAATCAGAGAAGTAAAAGAGCGTATTTTAGAGGTGATGGTTCCACGCATTTTTGTAAACTCACATTTTGGCAATTTAGTACTAGAATTTTATAATCCATCAGATGGTCGTGCTATGCCTGCTACTAAACAGGAACTTATGGCATGGTCAATTAAGGAACTTGGTATTACCTTAACAAGTGCAAATACATATTCTCTCATTCGCTTATATAATGCATTTCAACGATTTCGTCGATTTATTAATGATCCAACCAAGCGAAAGGATTTACGCCATATTCAGCCCCTATTGGCGGAACCAGGTCTCTTTACAACACGTGGTATTCAATTAATTGTCATGGAAGACAACGGAACAGATCCCATTATGATTCAATGTCCTACTTTTGGTGTTTCCATGGATCGAAATAAGAAGAATGATTTTGCCTTTATCTCGCGTACTTTGAAAACGATTCGAGCAACCGATAATAAATATGCACATTATGAGTTATTTTTACATACAAGCAATAAACCTGCAAAAGGAGGTGATGCAGAAATTCATGAAACTATTATACGATGGAACTATCAATCTCGCAGTATTTGGCCATTGATTGTACAAACACGTGTAGACGAGTATATGAATCAATGTCAAAGTCGATATCGTTCTGTCTATTCTTCTCAGCAAAGTATCAATCCCATGACCATGCTTCCTTTATCCAAAGCA